AATGTATGGGCTGCCGTGCTACCTGTAATCGTCACAGTTGAACCTCCTGTTGTTCCACTAACCGTTTTCGTTGAATTAAAAGCATCGGTAAAAGAATTAGAACCACCTGAACTGACACTGCCTGTGACAACACGTAAAGCTTTGTTATTATGGGAAGTTTGTTTGGTCCAACCTGTCGGAGCGGTTGACTGTTGAAAAAGCATCGAGGTTCCACTTTCAAAGATCACCACATTAGAATTTAATCTTGCATTGTCGAGTGTACCTGTGGATATAGTCGAAGCGTTGGTTCCTAACTCCGCTAACTCTACATTCGTACCATCGCAATATACCCAAGCATATCCTCCTTGTGATATTCCTGCTCCTGTACCCCCTGTAGCAGCCACATCTAAAGTAAATGATCCTGAAGTATTATTGTAAACAAGATAATTATTTTCTACCTGTGGAACAAATACGGTAATATTCCCTGTTAAAGCCCCTGTAAATTCTAAAACTTTATTGGAAGACTCAGCCGTTGCCGAAGCATTAGCCGTGGTCAGTGTGACGTTAGAAGATCCACCCACATTCTTGGATAAATAACCCGCACTAAAGGCATCGACTGTTTGTAAATTATTGTTGGTATTATTTCCCCAGGTGTTTGCATTCGCACCTGTCTCCATTAATTCAAGTTTGAGTCTATCGGAATATGTGGATGCCATAGCTTATTTTTATCACTAAGAAAACATAAAGTCTACTTTTTATAGAAGGCAGGTAACCCTAACATCGGACGACCATCAAAGGCATTTTGCTGACCAAACTCTCCATTTTTATCATTATAATGTAAGAATACTTGACCACAGTCATACCCTTCAAAAGGCTCTCTCCAATGCTCTAATAATGTACCACGATATGCTAAAAGATCACCGGGTTCTAAATCTACTTGAACACCTTTCTTTCCTTCTTCTCCCGAAGGCTCTAAAAAGATAGGCCACTTATCACCACCTAAATTTAATGTGCAAGAAATCTCACAAGACGCTCTATCTTTGTGTCGATGAAGGGTATCACCGTATTTATAAATACGAGCATACGAATAAGTGGGAACTAATTCTAATCCAGTGACTTGTTGCATGATAGGCATCACTCGAATCATTAAAGTTTCCATTGCCACATCTGCATAATGAGAATAGGTGTTGGGAATTTGTGCGTCTTCCCATGTTCCCCATGTTTGATCAAAGGGTGAGATATATCGTGTCTCTTTTAAATGAGAAGCAATTGCTCGTTTATTTTGAAAATAAGCATAAGCAAAGCTTGCCACATCTTTTGTGACTGCTTCTTTAATCACTGCGTAATTATTCTCTTGAAAAAAATTACCTTTTTCTTCTTTTTTCTTTTTAGTCATTTCTACTCCTATTTAAACGGAAATCCTAAATTCCAAATTACTAATGAATAACGAGTGCCTTTGGTAACAGGGGCGACTCGGTGCCAAACAAATGAAGGAAAGACAATTACCGAACCTTTGACTCTTGCTTCTTTGGAAGTTTGAATAACCGATTGACTATCTCCACGATTCCGTAAATCAAATTCTAAGTCACCTCCTTCATATTCATTACCGTCTGCTAAAGACACGGTAACAGAAAGTTTTCTAATTAAACCATCGGTTATATCTCTTGGTTTACTGTATGCTTTATTCCAAGAATCTTGATGCCATGTATAGTGTTGTGTTTCTCGATACTTCGTAAATTGACAAGACTCGGAATGATGCCAGTCGAAATTCCAACCTGCATCTCGATTCGCTTGATTAATGTAAGGACGAATCTCTCGATAGATCCATTCATCATTCATCCACACAATCGATGAGTTTCTTGTTTTATACAACTTAGAAACATCTTTTTGATCAGTAGGTAATTTACCATCAAAGTCACCAGTGAGTGCCGTTTGATCGGTTTGTTGTTCTCCGTAAGCAATGATGTCATCACAAATGCGAGGAGGAATAGCTCCTTGGAAAACGTACCAATAATTTTCTAAATTCATTCTTGCTCCTTCTATTTCTTATAATAACTTGGGATTTAAAAAAATCAACTATTGAAATTTATATCTTATAACGACAACACCTGAACCACCAGTTCCACCACCAGCAGGATTACCTCCTGCGCCTCCGCCACCACCTAAATTAGCAGTGCCACTATCACCGAGATTGGAACTTGCAGTTGGACCTGCTCCATTGCCACCACCTCCTGCGCCACCAGCTGCGCCCGGAGTTTGTCCTGACCCCCCACCTCCTCCTCCTCTTTGAACAGAGGAGCCTGTTATACTAGATGTTACGCCATCACCACCTGTGCCACTATCACTACCCGGACTAGGAGCATTACCGCCAGCAACTCCAGCGCCTCCGCCTCCTCCTCCAGCATTTTTACTTGGACCTGGACTTGGGGTACTATCACCACCATTATTTCCTTGAGGAGGACTTACGTTAGGAGTGTTTCCTAAACCACCTGATTGAAGACCTGAACCAACATTAGCTCCAGCGCCACCGCCAGAACCTCCGTTTCCAATATTGGTTGCTTCCACACCACCTGTGCCACCACCTGTGGAAGTGATTGTGCTAAAAACTGAATTACCTCCCTGTGTAACAGCCGGTCCACCAGAACCTCCAGCTCCAACAGTTATTGGATACGCTTGAGCAGAAACTGTTAAACCAGAAGGGGCATTTAAAGGAGAAGCTGTGTATGAATCGCCAGAGTTTTTGCCTTCACGGAAACCTCCTGCTCCGCCGCCTCCAGCTCCTCTACTTCCAGCAGCACCGCCGCCACCACCACCAGCGAGAACAAGATAGCTTACACCATCTCCACCACCGGCAGGATTACCAACGGACGATACTGTAAAAGTTCCTGATGAAGTAAAAGTATGTATTTTGTAATCACCCGAGGTTGTGACAGTTCCTCCAGTTGCAACAATATATTGTGGTCCGAAATCTCCAACATTACTCTCGTTTGTATATAACCAACCTTTAGTTGCATCGACGTAAACTAATACAAGCGAGGCTCGGTCGGTTGATATTTGACTATCATTTGCATTTCCTTGAATATTTTCTCCATTTCGAGCAATAGTTAAGGCATTGGTACCAAACGTACCTGCATAATCTTTAAAAGCTACGATATCTCCTGCTGAAGGAGAAGAAGGAAGAGTTGCAGTAATAGCGGCTGAAGTTGTATCAACGAAATATCCTATTCCTGAAACTGCATTAAAATCTGATGTTTTTTCTGTTGTGTCCCAAGATACTGCTCCTGATGGTCCAAATCCTGTTGATGTTGCACCTGAACCTAAGGTAATTGTATCACCTGATTCACCTAAAGTTAAAGTTGTTCCTGTTTTCGGTTTAAGCGTATCGACGCTTATTGCACTATTTGGTCCATCGAGTTCTAAATCTGCCATAACAATAAAATACTACAATAATTGGAATTGAAAAGAAAGATTTACTATTGCTTCTTCGTTTTTGTTGGGTGTGAGATAATGAGCTAAATCCGAGTTAAAGATAATAAAACGATTTTCCAACATCGGAATACGATATCGAGCATGTTTTTCTCTGCCTTTTGTATATTCAAAGATAATCTCGGAAGGCTCTTTCCCTGCTTCTAACGTATAAATACAAGAGATATCAGGAGAACCCCATAAATTAAATTCATCAATATGATGATGAGTATTAATAGTATGTCCTTTGTTTTGAATTAACCCTGCTCGTTGAGTGATAATTGGTGTTCGTTGATATTCAGCTCTGTAGTGATCACGAATATAATCAAGTATCCAAGTAATATGTTGGTCGTCACTGATTTCAATATAGTCTTTGTGATAATTAAAAATGTCTTTGCTTTGAAAATTATTTAGAGCATAGTTCTTAATAATATCTTTTTTGATACGGTCTAAATCTAATTTGTCTTTGAGGATAGAAGGAATCTCTCCGTAAACAATTGATTGTTCCGTAAGAAGAATCTTACTTTGCATTTATCTTATAAGGAAATCCAAGTAGAAGTATCAACGTCCCAACGAAATGATCCTTGAGGATCTTCTTGGTCAGTTGCAGTCCAACGAAGATTTTCTTCATCCCAAGAGATAGAATATATCTTGGCGGGATCGCCATATTCAGTGACGGAAGGATAGGCAACAGGTGCTTCCCAGTAACATGTTGTTTCATTTAATATCCAAGAACTATAAGGCTTGGGTGCATAGAACGCATCACGATCTTCATCATAGGTGTAACCAATGCCTGCATAGTTTTTACGAAAGGCTTTGGTTTGATCGGCAGATTCATTACCGTCTGCATCATAGTGTTTGCCTCCCTTTGTATTATAGGAAGTTTTCTTCCATAGAGGCCAACCGTGAATGTTTGTTAGAAACTGTATTCCTACAGCTTCGTCTTCTTGACCATTAGAATCGGAAGTATCTGCGTCAGCAACAACTTCCACACCAATGACTTTAGAATTAATACCTAGTTTTGCAAAATGTGCCATGTTATTTACCTCTCACTAATTTAATTTGTTTTAATAATTTTTCAATCATTTGTTTTATTGAAATTTATATCTTATAACGACAACACCTGAACCACCAGAAGCTCCAGCAGAGTCTGTAATAGCTTGGCCGCCACCTCCACCGCCACCACCAGTATTCGCTGTGCCTGCGGTTGCACTTGCTGGACCACCGGGATTTGTTCCTCCGTTTCCACCACCTCCAGTACCACCAGTGCCAGCAGTTGTTCTTCCACCACCACCGCCTCCTCCGGCTGTTGCTGTAGATGATCCGGGTATGGTTAAAGATGTTCCAGCGCCACCATTTGCGCCAGTATCCGGAGAAGCATTTCCTCCCGTTCCAGTAGCTCCACCGCCACCTCCTGCTCCGCCAGCTTCAAAACCTGTACCTCCGTTGTTGCCTTGAGGAGGACTGACAGAAGGAGTGTTTCCAGATCCGCCAGCACCAGCACCGCCAAATTGAGAACCACCACCACCAGAACCACCAGAGAGACCATCTCTTATACCACCAGTTGCACAACCTCCACCGCCTCCTCCGCCAGCCGAGGTTATGGGAAAAGCACTTGAACTACTACCATTTGTTCCTTGTAAACCTTGTCCAGTAGTTGGAGCTTGAGCGGCACCAGCACCCCCTCCACCAATAGTGATTGGATAGCTTGTTGTTGTGACTGGTTGGCCACCAGTTGCGGGATTAGGAAAAGAGTATCGATGACCTCCAGCGCCACCTCCGCCTCCACGATCAGATCCACCACCCCCTCCACCTCCAACGACTAGATAGTCAACAGAATTTGAAAGGGGGGTTGTTTTTGTGACAGTAAATGTACCTGAAGAGGTAAAGGTATGAACTTTAAAATCTCCGTCAGTGGTTATCGTTCCACCAGTAGCAGCCATCAAAATTTTTTCTAAATCTCCAACATTACTTTCGACAGTGTATAACCATCCTTTTGTTGAATCAGCATAAACTAAAACAACCGAGGCTCTGTCAGTTGATATCAAACTATCAAGAGCTGATCCTTGAATGTTTTCACCATTTCTAGCGATCGTAAGATTATTTGTGGCAAAAGACTCTGCATAATCTTTAAAAGCTACGATATCTCCTGCACTAGGGCTAGAAGGAAGAGTTGCAGTGATAGCACCTGAAGTTGTGTCCACAAAGAAACCAGTACCTGCTGTTGCAGTGAATGCGGTTGTCTTAGGAGTAGTGTCCCAAATAACAGAACTCGTGCCATTAAAAGACGTACCTGTTAAATTAATTGTATCGCCCGTATCACCTAAGTTTAAGGTGTTGCCTGTGTAAGATTTTATATTATTTACTTTTATATCACTTGCCATTTTTATTCCTTATTGAAACTTGTACCTTATGATGACAACACCTGAACCACCGGCACCGCTTGAGCTTCCAAAAGTTCCCGCCCCACCACCGCCACCAGTGTTAGCTGTCCCTGCAATACCGGGGCTTCCTGAACCTCCGCCTCCGCCTTGACCACCACCTGAGGGGTTTGTGTTAGTAGGACCACTATGACCACAACTAGCGCCACCACCACCGTAGAATGTAGCAGAACCCGTGATAGAAACAGGAGTACCGTCCCCGCCGGGTAATGCTCCGACATTGGTTGTAGGAGATCCGGGATGATCTGTGCCCTGCACCGCAGTGCCTCCACCACCACCTCCAGCGTTATTGTTTGCACCGTTGTTACCTTTTCCGTTTCCACCATCTTTTCCTTGAGGGGGACTTACGTTAGGAGTGTTGCCAGAACCGCCTGTGGAATTACCATCACTTCCACCGCCACCTCCGCCACAACCTCCCGGTCCACCGTTAGTAGTACTTATTTGACCTTTACCCCCACCGGCAGAAGTAATACCAAAAGCACTTGAAGTTGAACCGTTATTACCTCCACTTGAAGGACTTACACCCGCACCACCAGCTCCAACGGTTATAGGATAACTTTGTGTTGTAACAGGAGTACCTCCTGTAGCAGGACTTGGAAAATTATGTCTCAAACCGCCTGCGCCACCACCGCCAGAATGATCGAAACATCCACCACTACCTCCACCGGCCTGTATTAAATAATTTACAGAATTAGAACCTATTGGGTTTCCTGCGTCCGTGATTGTAAAAGTACCACTTGACGTAAAAGTATGAACCTTAAAGTCGCCATCTGTAGTTATAGTTCCACCTGTTGCAGCAACAAAAGTGGGTTTCTCTAAATCTCCAACATTGCTTTCGTTTGTATATAACCAACCTTTAGTAGCATCAACATAAACTAATACGACTGAAGCTCTATTGGTTAATATTAAACTATCATTTGCATTTCCTTGAATGTTTTCACCATTTCTAGCGATCGTAAGATTATTTGTGGCAAAAGACTCTGCATA